ATTTAACATATAATAGAGGTTTGTAATTAAGAAGTTAATAGCTTATTATAAATCCATCCTATATCTTCAACCTCTTAGTACGTTGAAATATATAAGGTGGAAGATCCATAACTTTGGTCGGTTATGGGCAATCTCTGTAAAAATTGTTTTTCCTAATATGTATGTTATAATTATTGCGTATATGTCTTACGTAGTTTAGCTCTAGATTTTTAATCTAGAGAATAACAAAAGTATGTCGGAGGCCGATGGTTTATAATGTATAAGAGTCCAGTTTTGCTGTTTACAGTGTGGATGAAGATATATTATCGATCGTGAGTACCAATTACTGAGGAGAATTTATTCTCTACCAAGAGGGACCTGATTTCCAGGCAGAAAAAACAGCGTAGATTTCCCACTAGATCGGGACTCTCATGTGGTGTCACTATCTATCGGTTCGTCCGGATGAGCTGACATTAAGGTTTAATTGGGCCGCGCATGAGTATCAGTCAATAGCAAACACACACACCGCCACATTTTGTTCCAAATATAGAAAGATATTCAATTATCTTATCTAACCACTATTACTACCTCAAAATTTTATATAAACTTATCATGGTAATAGTGAGCACGAGTCATTTGTCTTTTACAATGGCTGGGATGAATTAGATCTCCTGAGTGATGCTGCTTAGGTGTATGTTCATCCGCCTATCAAGGTTAAATTACTTAATCCTCCAGCGATAAGTACACCGAAATAGGCCGTGTCACCTCCGAGTGGAGAGGACTCATATGGTTCACGAGCCAAAAGATAAAGAATCAGTTCATTATCTTTTATGTTGCTCGTGATGAACTTTGGCTATAACATTTATGTCTTCAGTAAGAATTTTAGCTATCCTATATTGGTTAAGATTTTGGCATAAATATATATTAACATACATTTCAGTAATAATGTAGTTATGTTTGAATATATCAACATTGCCTGTTACAGTCTACTATATATTTTGGTTGATATAGGAACTGTAGTTGATATATTTTTAATGTTAGGTTTATTGGCACCTTTTCTAGTAGTCACAACTTTAGTATTTTACTATTTAGCCTTTACTAGAATACCTAACGAATATAAGAACATCATATGGAA